GTGACACTTTGTCCTCATAGCCCGGCACGTGACGCTCCAGCCACGCTCTGGCCACGCCACAGACAGCCTCAGACTCCTGTTGTCTGCGAATCTCGTCGGTGAGATCGAGTTCGATGAGATCCAGAAGCGCGTCAGGATCCCGGGCGAATACGCCGGAACCACTGGCCCTGTCCATGCTACGTTTCTGCCCCTGGAAGCCCTTACTGTGGTGATGGCAGTAGATCACGGCTGCATTTAATTCATGACATACCAGGTCGAACTGGTTGCAGAAATTGGCCATTTGGTCGGCGCTGTTCTCGTCGCCAGTAATCACTTTGTAAATGGGGTCAATTACGATAGCGATGTAACCTTTCTTGTGCGCCCTGCGGATCAGCTTAGGCGCTAGCCGATCCATGGGCACGGCCTTGCCCCGCAGGTTCCAGATGTCGATGTTGTGCAGGTTGGCAGGGTTCCATCCCAGGGCAGTGTATACGTCCTTGAATCGATGCAGGCAACTCGCTCGGTCGAGCTCCAAATTGACATACATGACTCGGCCCTGAGCACACGGCCAGCCGAACCACTCTCTGCCCTCGGCGATAGCACAACACAGCTGAATGAGCGCGTATGACTTGCCTGATTTGCTGGGCCCGGCCAGCAGCATCTTGTGGCCCTGCCGGAGAACTCCGTCAATAAGCGGCGGCGACAGATTGGGCAGGCGATCCCATACGTCCGCCATACTTTCGGGTTCGGGCAGATCATCATTGACGCTTTCGATCCATTCCTGCCATTCGCGCCAGCTCTCTTTCCCGAAGTTGGTATCCACCAGAAACTGTTTATGGCCATTGCGCATGATGCCAGGCATACGGCTGAGCCTGCTGGGGTTTCTGTTCTGATTGTCGATCTTGAGTCCGTTTTGCCGGCACACGTTGTAGAGGTAGTCCACTCGGCGGCGGTATTCCTCATAGGATCCGGCCTCGATCCGCACGATAGCGTGTAGGCTCTTCCGGCCGCTGTGAACCAAGGCTGCCACCGGTAACTCTAGCTTGCGGATGATGGCGTGTTGCTCGTCGATAGCCATGTCATCTGATTCGACCAGGGCATACCGATACTCCGTGACGTTCTCGTTACGCACGCCTCGGCCATCGAGCGGGTTGAACCGAATCCAGGCGCCCGCTTCCGGGTTGCAGTCGCCGATCACGGCGCCGATATCGCCCTTGCACTGATTCAGCGCCTGGATGAGTTCACCGGCTGACCTGTCATAGTTGCCTTTGGTGGGCAGGAACTTGCCGTCCTTCTCCCAGCTCGTCGTGACGTAGCCTACTAGTTCTGATGCTTCAAACAGCGTTTCGAGGTACTTCACGAGCTGCTTCGCGGGATCCCATTCTGCCGGCTCTACTACCTCCTGCCCTTCCAGCCAGTGGCGATCTACCACCACCAGCTCTTCTCTGGGGCCGATCACGTCATTCCACTCTAGCTCGTGGCTCTGCTGCGCCGGTGGCTGCCAACCCTGATCCTTGGCTAGTGCGACTATGGTGCCGGCTGTAACGGGGGCAGCTGCCCCCTGGAAGGTTGTCCACTTCTTGAAGCACTCGCCGGCATGGTACCGTTTAGGGTCCCTGCGGCTCCATGCGTCCCAGTCTGCCGCCGTGTAACCCCCGTCTTTCAGAGCCATGCCGACGCTGACCCACTGCTGGTAGTCCAGGAGTGCGGGGTCGATATGATCTAGGATCTCTCTAAGATCACGCTTCTGGCTCATAATTAAGCCCCTCTATCTATCATGTAGGTTGCAGGATTGATGTCCCACGGCACTCTCCAGCCATTCGCGGCAATTCGATTGATCAGGTTGCGAGCGTCCTCGAATTGCCAGGTTCCTACGTGCCTGAATCCTCGGGCCTCTAGAAACCTGATCTGCTTCGGAGTAGACAGCCCCGCTTCTATGCGCCGGCTGAGTCTGTCCAGCAGTTTGGACGCTTTGCCAGTACTCTCGATAGCATCCGGCATGATGCCTAACTTTTCGAGGGTCTTGATCTGCCCCTCAGTTGGAGGTCCCATTTCCCAACCGAAGGTTGGCACGTAGTTCGCCAGATCCTCAGCCTGGATCGACATCTCGAACTGTAGCGGATCGACGAGTTTTCGCTTTCGCCGCCTCATCTCGGCCAACTTTTTGGCCAGCGCCTCTTCCCGGGCGGCGACGACATCCAGCTCAGCCTGGAGCTCGGCGGCTTCGATGTCCACAGGGCCCCCGGCCTCTTCGATGTTCTGAGTCATTCTCTGAGCGACCTCATCAGACTCGCATATCAGGTGCGCGGGATGGCATAGTTCGTGGCGTTCTGTGTGCCACAGGAAGTCGAGCAGGAGCAGGTGGTCCTTGCCTGGGTATAGCCTGGTCCCGCGGCCTACCATCTGACTATAGAGAGATCGAATCTTCGTAGGCCGGAGCACCACGATGCAGTCAACACTGGGACAGTCCCAGCCCTCGGTGAGTAACATTGAGTTGGCCAAAACGTTATAGCGCCCGTTGTCGAAGTCGGCTAGGATCTCGGCCCGATCCGTGCTCTCGCCGTTGACCTCAGCTGCCTCGAAGCCGCGTTCTTGCAGGATATCGCGGAATTTCTGACTCGTCTTGATGAGCGGCAGGAATACAACGGTTTTTCGATCCATGGCCACCTTTGCCATCTCCTCGGCGATCTGATAGAGATACGGATCTAGCGCGTTGCCCAAGTCGCTGGCCTTGAAATCGCCGGCCGACTGCCCCACCCCTGAGATATCGAGCCTCAGGGGAATGGTCTGCGCCCGGATCGGCGAGAGGTAGCCCTCTTTGATAGCTTTGGGCAGCGTATACTCATAGGCCAGGCTCTCGAAATACGTGCCCAGGTTGCGCATATCCCCGCGGTCGGGTGTAGCTGTTACCCCGAGTACCTTGGCCCGGTCGAAGTACGCCAGCACTCTCTGATAGCTCTCGGAGATGGCATGGTGGGCCTCGTCTACGATGATGGCGCCGAAGTGGTCCTTATCAAATCGGGCTAGCCGGTCCTCACGCATCAAAGACTGCACGCTGCCCACCACCACGCGAAACCAGGAGTCCAGGCACGAACTCTCGGCCTTCTCCACGGCACAGCCGAGGCCGGTGCTCTTGGCCAACTTGTCGGCGGCCTGGTCGAGTAGCTCCCCCCGGTGAGCGAGTATCAGAACCCGCTCACCGTCCCTGACACAATCTTCCGCTAGCTTAGTGAAAACTATGGTCTTGCCGGTGCCCGTGGGCAGCACCAGGAGGGTGCGGGTGTTACCCCGCGCCCACTCGGCCTGGATCGCCGCCTTCGCTTCGTGCTGATACGGCCTGAGCTGCAAGGCTAAAACACCCCCGCCTGAAATCCCCTGGCCGGCTCCTCTGGCTCATAGAACCGCTGGACTTCGTTGAAAACCAGCTCGCGGCCCTCGTCATTGGTCCATTTGCGGATTCCGATTTTGGCGCGTCCTCTGGAACCTACAACGGCATTCCAGTTCATGCTGACCTTCTCACCGCGGCGCCGCTGACCGATGGCCGTGAAGAACGCGCAGAGCATCCCCTCGGTGATCGAATGCAGGAACAGATTATGCCGGATGGTCGAAACGCCCTCTTCACCCTCAATCCTGATGTGAACAACCGCCTTGTTGCACGGCGGAAGTTTTGCGCTGCCGGGATGCCTGGCGCGTTCGAAGTCGACGATTTCGAAGTCATAGTCGCCAGGCGGCAACACTACGAACTCGGCGCTGTCCTGTTCTATCTCGCTATCCCACGACAGTTCACGTCCTAGTTCCTCTGCCATGCTACTTACCTCCTCGTGCTTGCTGAATCATCGCGAACACCTGCGACCAGGCCCCTACCAACACGCCGTCGATGAAACCCGGATCGTAATTGACAATCGGAGTATCTGCCGGGTAGTAGCCCTTGTGAGCCACCACGGCCTGGATCTCTTCGACTGTTACATCGTTGGCCATCATCAGGTCAGCCAAGGCCTTGGGCACGCCGGCGGGAGCTGCCTGCCTCTTAGGTGCGGCCTTGGGCGCCGGCACGGGCGATTCAATGGTGTCGCCAAATGTCGGTTCGGGCTCAGGCTCGGTGGCCGGTTTTGCTGGTGCTGTGGCGACTGCCGAGGCCTGGCCCCTGATCGGGATGATGTGGGCGATCTCTGTGAAGTCGAACTTCAGCTTCTCCGGCAGGCTGTGCCGATTTTTGGCATCCCAGCATGGATGATGACTGGTGTAGATGACTCTGGCCCCGCCGTGGGCCTTTGCTTTCCTGTCCTCGTTCTTGATCACGAGGATCTCGTAGTTGCAGAATAGGACTACGTCGGCCCATTCCTTGAGCAGCGGCGCCGTTTTCCGCTGGAGTTTGAGCTCCCAGCGGTCATATGCCCCGCTCTCATCAGGCCGCTCGAACTTGCGCATAGCTGCGTGAGCCGTGAATACGATATGAACGCCTTTCTCGCGCAGGTCATCAAGGAGATTCAGGAATCTTCCGAACTCCTCAGCAAGGAACACGTAGCCGCGTCCATAGCCCGGGTCTTCGATGCTTTTGATCTGCTTGATGGCGCAAACGTGTTCGATGCATAGTTTCTCTGCCCAATCGGCGGTATCGATGACCAGTGTTTCTAGCTCGTTCGGATGCTGGATGAAATACTTGACTTGCTCAAGCACATGCGTCCAGCTCGACGGCTTTGGAGTGCGTACAACGTCCATCCGTGTTGTCGATCCTTCAGTGTCTATGAAGATAGGACGCGGCCATTGCGCTGCGAATGTTGATTTCCCTATGCCTTCGGGACCATATACCACTAGCTTGAGAGCCTCAGTCTGAATGCCTCTTACCAGTTCCACTAGTTCACCTTCTTTCTTGACCTGGGCCTGCGGTTGTTTGCCTGCGACGCTAGGTCAACCCACCGGCAGTTGCCTGGGCGGTAATCATCGTTCACATCGATTCGATCAATGGTGCATACTCCGAACGATGCATCAGGATCATAGCCGCTGTTCATTGCCCACCGATAGAAGGCCTCGTAATCATCCCAATCACTGCAGACCCGAATGCCTCGACCGCCGTAATCCGCGTAGTAGTGATCGTGAGGGTTGTTGCATCGTTGCCGCATTGACTTCCAGACGTTGTACAGGCGTGTCCCGGCCTGGCCATGTTTGGTCATCTGCCGCGCGCGCGCTATTCCTGCTGCTTGACTGCGCATAGCTGCTTGCTCTTTCCTGATACAGCCGCATGATGATGTTCTTCCGCTGCGTAAACTGGGCGTAGTGACAGCTGCCTTGTTGCCGCAGGCACAGATGCAACTCCATAGCGAGTGCCCCTGTTTTGTTCCGATACGCTCAATCACGGTCAGCCGCCCGAACGCCCTTCCGGTTAGGTCGGTAGGTGCGCCCACGCTAGAACTCACCTGCTTTCCACTGGGGTGTAGCAGCGGGCTCCGGGGCCCCCGTCACGTAGCCGTCTTCGATGATGATCTGACATTCGTCACCTGTCGAAACTCGGGTGGCGATGGCCTGCAGACCCTCGGACTCCAGCCACTGACCAAACTCATGTAGCGTATCGAGGTCCATAGCCTCCAACTTGTCCAGGAGCACAAAGCCGCACTGGGGATTAAGCTGGCGCACGATTGCCGTAGCCACTTTGAGTTGATCGGAGCTCGACATGCCGTCCCACTTGTAGCCGTTGTAGGTCAGCTCACCGCCCTCTACCGAGAGGCCGGTGAGTGGCAGGGTTGCACCATGCAGGAGATCGAACTTGGCCTTGCGCACGGCTTCGAGTTCTGTAGTCAGCGTTGCGTATTGGTCCTGGTAGGCCTTCGCGTCTTCCTCGGCCTTGTCCCTATCCAAGTTAGCTCTCACCTTGCGGTTGGTCTCCTCGATCTCTGTGATAGAGCGCTCGAGTTCTGCGGTTGACTCATCGTGCAGGTCAGTTGCGGATTTTTGAGCGATTGCGAGATCATCCACTAGAGCATTCATTCTGTCGTTGGCTTCCTGCAGTCGCTTGGCGATGTCTGCAATATGCTGTTCGAGCTGTTCCCTCTGACTCTTGAGTTCTTTCACGCGCTGACGCTTGAGTTGATTCTCGCCATTTTTGGCTAGGATCGCCTGCTGCTGTTTGATTAGGTCCGATGCTGATATGGGCTGTTCAGGCACGCCGCCGTAACACACCATCTCTTTGGCGAACTTCGCCTTCTGATCGGCAATCTGCCCGATGGCATGCCGGCGGTTGTATAGCTCGGTTTCTTCCCGCTCTAGCTCGTATAGCTGCTCACCCACGCCGATGATCTGCAGCAGAGTGTTGGCCTTCTCCTTGCCGTTGGAATTCATAAATCGCGGCAGATCCAGGGCCAGCTGCTCTATGAACTCGTTTAGAAGCTGCTGCCCGCCTTTCGTGCCGCTAGGGTCCGTGACTGTGAGAGCGCTGTTCTTTCCCTTGCGTTCTACGATGAGGCCATTGCTCAGCTCTACCTGTAGATAGGGTGGTATGGCGGATCCATCGCGCTGGGGGGCGCTAGGGCGGTATCTGTCGCCGCCCAGGGCCCACGTGATAGCGTCCAGCACAGTGGTCTTGCCCTGGTTGTTCCGACCGCCGATTATGGTCAGCCCGTTCTGGTTCGGCTTGATCTTGACGGCTTTGACGCGCTTGACGTTTTCGACCTCAAGGCTGTTGATCTTGACGGTCATCCAGGCTCACTCCTTTCCCGAAAAACTCTCGATGCCACCTGATGATATCCCTCGCCATTGCCGGCACTGTTACGCACACAAGCCCGCCCAGGCCGAAGGAGAGTATCACAATTGTGTAGAGGTGTGATCTCGATATCAGCACGTGTCCTCACCTCTTGCTTAGCGGGAGTGCATCCCACAGTGGATAACCGATTGTTCGAGTAATGTGAACTCGCACACGGTCCACAGCTTCAGCCGGATTCCGGTCCCACGCTTCAAATGTCAGTCCACTTTCGTCATAGCTTGGTGTTCCATCAGTCGTTACACGTTTCGCAACAGTGGCTGTGGCGAAGAATCCATGCACTGGTTCGCTGGGCTCTATCAGGATCTGTTTGAGTTCGTAGATCGTCGCCATCCCGACCACCTCTCTGTTTCGATGGCCCGCCGGCGCGCGGGCCGTTTTGAAGGACTGCCCTTGGCGGAGCAGTTTTCGCTCGGGTTGGGTTATTCTCACCGGCGCCGCGGTGGAGAGTGTTACCCGTTCTTACTGCACCGGAGGACCTGCGGTCACCGACACCGGATACGCGCCTCCGGGCCTCTCCTCCAGCACCTCGACCAGCATGCCGGGCGCTTCGTGCAGCAGCCGATCAGCAACCTCGGCACACTCCAAGACAGTGCCCTTGCGGCAGATGAATCGCCGCATGCCACGCTTGTCCACCACGTGTACGCTGTAGGGCCCTGAGTCAGTCATCGGGATACATCTCCCCGCGCCTCGCGAATCGCTGCCGACAGCTGCTGTCTGAGTGCCTGGAGTTTGTGCCAGCTTGCGTCTTGGATCGCAGTATCGTCTGCCGTGTTATATACGGTCTCTTCGGCCGCGATCGCGGCGACCAATCTATCTATGGCTAATGCCTGCGGGCCCACGATAATCGCTCGAGTCATCACGCACACCTCCTAACTCCTCTGCCGACGCTCGCGCCACGGGCACCGCCAGTGGCCGGCCTGGATCTGTGCGAGCTCCGGGGCTTTTAGGGCTGTGCGGTGGGTGCATATGTAGCCGTTGGTGCTCTTCACGGCACTGCTGCAATTCTGGCAGTTGCGCACCAGGCGGCGGTTGAGAAGCATGATGGCCACTATCAGAGCAATCAGAATGAGAAACCAGATCATGGCTTGTCCACCTCACGCATCAATCTCCTCGGCATCCGAATACCGCACAGGATCTCGCCCCGCGCGACGGCCTCCTGACTTGCCTTTGGCCGCAACAGACAGCCCATCTCGCCGTTAGGCAACCGCTGGAACTCTGTGCAGTCTTGGCAGGCCTCCGATTTGGTCATGGTCTATCTACCCCCCTCTGCCATCGATCCCGACTTTCACGCGCCCAGTGCCTCTGTGGGCACCGCTGCCAGGCCTGTGGGCACCTATCGGACACTTGACTCCTCAACTCCCACGGCTCCGCCTGGCGGGGTCTCGCGGAAGGCCTGTATGCTGGCCTTGTCGGCTCCGGAGCGACTAGGGCCATGATCTTTTCGAACACTGGGCCGAATACTTCCAGCACCGCACTAATGACACGCTTGATCCATTCACATGCCTCGTGCTTGTTCATGCCATCACCTTCTGCTGTCGCATTGTTGTCATGTAGCTCGGGAGCCGCCCCCTGATCGCAGCCTCCCGCCTCGGCCACCAGTCGGGTTCTGCAGGATCGGGCGGCTTCGTCTCCTGCAATACCTGCCTCACGATCTTGGTGGGGCGGTTGATCTCGCGTGCGATCCGCGCCGGGCTGAACCCACGCC